CAAGTTCCAGCGTGAGCATCTTAAGGTTGTGCATAATGCTGTCGATAGCCCTACGCTCATCCTGACTGTCCTGTCCCAAGTCACTAACTAAAATACTAAGATGGTCAATCCAGATAACCTTGCAGTCTAAGCCTGTGGCGAAGTAACGAACTTTGTTGTACAAGTCGGTTTCGTCAAGAGAACCAAAGGCATCGTAGACGTTTAAGCGGTTGTTGCCCTTGTCATCGACAGCACCGAAGGTTTCATCGAAGCCTTTCCAGTAATCCTCATCGGGAACAAACTCACGTACATCAGGTAAGTTAAGACGCTTGCCTATGTGAATACCGATAAGACCTTCTGCTGTGTCTTCAAGAGGTTCCTCAAGATGAATTAAAGCTTGATTCAGTTCTGTAGTCTGCATGAAGTGCCACTGCATTTGCTTGATAAGCGTGGTCTTTCCCATACCTGAGCCTGAAGTAAAAACGTCCAGTTCTCCTATGCGGATACCGTAGGTCTTTTGGTTCATGCCTTGCATAAAGTCAGGCCATGCAAAGGAAGGTACGTCAGGGCGGTCTTCAAGACGCTTGCGTAGCTCAGAGCCACTAACAATCCCTGCTGGACTGTATGGTTCTGCTCTCCACATTGCGTTGACTAGATCAGCACCTAAGCCTTTCATTATCATGTCGCTGGCATCTTTGTGCGGCAGTGTGGCAATGTGCGCTTTCCTTGGGGGAAATAATGCTGCAACCTTTAATGCTGCTTCTTGACCACAAGAGTCCATATCAAACATGATGTTCACACGGTCAAAGCTGAGAAGCCACTCAATATTCTGAGTGACCGCACGGACACTGCCTGCTGCTCCTGTCGGGACAGACACACAAGGCCACTTATTCCCTTGTGCCTGACTACCAGAAATTGCGTCTAATTCTCCCTCGAAAATTGTTACCATCTTACCGCCACTCGACCAAAGCCACTGACCATACAAAGGTATGTTTTTTGTGTCACCTAAAAACTTAAAAGTCTTATCAGGTAGACGAATCTTCTGAGCGATTGTGACACCTGTTTTATCTTTGTAGTTAGCCACTTGGACTGTGCTGCCGTGATACTCAGAAACAGTGTAGTCCCAAAGCTTGCACGTATCTGCATCAATCTTTCGTTTCTTGAGGTAAGTGTGTTCACCCTTCGGTATCAAACCAGATTGCATAGGTGCTACCTCTCGCTTAGTTAAATTAACGTCTTCTGGTATATTTGAGTCACAGCTAAAACAGTGGCCCCAACCGTTACTGTATATATGATACGCATTGCTGCTAGAGCAATCACTTTTAGGGCAGGGCAGCTTGCCTTGGACTAGGTACGAATCTCCTTCATTTGTGTTAACCATTCCTTCACCTCAAATACTGGGCAGCTTTTGTTAGGGTCTAAGTCGTTGTGACCAACCACGGCTGCGTTAGGGTAGATTTTGGATAACACGTCAACTAAAGAGTCGAGAGTGTCCCATTGGGGTTGAGTAAAGTTTGCATCGGCATCACCATCGGCATCCATACCGCCAACCAAACAAACTCCAATACTATTATGATTAAAAGAGGCTACGTGCGCTCCTTGGCTGTGTAATTCTCGTCCTGTTTCGATGAGTCCATCACGTCTAATAATTGTATGGTATCCGCAGCCCAACCATCCCCGCCTCTTGTGCCATTGGTCGATCTCCTTGAAACCAATGTCCATTGTTGGTTTAGTGGCTGCACAGTGAATTACTATGTAGTCAGTCCTGTTTCTTATCTTCATAAGGTGCTTCCTCAAGCCAATCTTCGGGTACAGTTCCTTCGCAGTATTTAAAGTTATACTTCTCTGCCCACTGCTTATTGGTGTACCTTTTAGATTGAACTTTCGTGTTTAGATTTTGGAAGAGGAATCGAAACTCCTTGTGAGGGTACTGCGCTTTTAGCAGCCTCATCTTGCGGCAGTCCTCATCCCTGAACCACCCTTTAGCTTCTATGTAAATGCCGTTGGGTAGTTGGAAGTCAGGGAGGTACTTACGTTCAACAACATACGGTATTCGCTCATGTTCGTATTGAAATTCAATACCTCTCTGGGTCAGATCAAAAGCTACGTTCTTTTCAAGACCGCTTCGATATTTAAAAGTCTTCGTCTTCGTCTTCGCTAAAGTCACCTTTACTAGCGGTGTCTTCTTTCTCAGCGAAGGGGCTTTGGTCTTCTTCAAATTGATAACCTTCTTCGGTGTCAAACGGGTTTTGTTCGTTGTTAAATACTTTCAAGTCGATGACCTGAACAGACTTAAGACGAAGAGATACACTGGCTTGCTTGGTACTAGCCAATAGATAAGGCACTGTTTCAAAAGCAACCTTACAAACAGAGCCATTACCGACTGAAATTTCTTCAGTAATCGGCTTACCTTTGGCATCGTATATCGCTGGTTTCTGCGTAAAGCTGTCGCCATTCTTCATTTCTACACGTGCTTTACACTTCAGCTTAAATTCAACTAAACCTGTCTCTTCACCGTTGTCATTTAGGACAGGCTCAAATGGAAAACGCTTAACCATTTTGCCTTGAAGCTTCGGGTTCTTTTTTAATTCAGAGTTATAAACAGCATCTACTTGGCGTATTAACTCATTCGTTAAATCTTCAGCATCGTCTTCTTTGACTCGTAGGTTGATCTTGTACTCACCGTGAGCGTTAAACTTAGTGTCTGGTTGAAACAGCTTTGCCCACTCGGCAGAACCTTTGGGTGTAACTAATACGTTTGATGAAGCCATAATTAATTCCTAGTGTTGGTAAAGTTGTACTAACGCACCTACATCAATGCCTTGAGAAAGCAAAGATGTATAAAGGTGCATCGGGATTGGCAGATCAAACTCGACAAACATAGTTGCCATTTCGATCTGAATTTCTTGATAACTCATAGTGCTGCTCCGTGATTTCGGTTCAGTTGTGTACAACGGCACGTTAATGTTCTTTCAGCATTAGTGGGACAAGTCAAGCGCACTAAGAAAAGAAATACTTAGATTCTAATACGCCCTGCAAGTCCAAGGTTCCGCGCTTAGGTGCGGGTGCGACTTCGGGTATGCACTTAAGCATCTGCTGTCTGAAGTCTTCGAGAACATCGTTATCTTCAAAAAAGCTTACAAACTCTTCCCGTAAACACCTAGCTAAAGTGGCAGCGTGTTTTGGTGTCGTGCCGAAACTATCATGTATCATCCAAAAGTCTGTTACATCAGATTTCAAACAAGAAATCACTGTGAGTATAAGTACCGAGGAGTCCAGAGAGTGGACGAAGTTAGGTGCGATTCCACTAGCGGCTCTTTTCTTATCGACTTTCTGGTAGTCAGGGTTAGACAGTCGAGGGCGCATCAAGTGACCGTCAATATGAGTCTGAATACGTAACGTCTTGTACTCAGGATATTGTTGGATAACTTTAAAGCCTGAAGGAGTCTGCCAGATTATCGGAATGTTTTCTTTGCTCACATCACGCGCAACCTTTGTCATCCAATCCATGCACTCCTGCGCTGACACTACACACTCCCCAATACTCGACCAGATAACTTTGGCGAGGTAAAAAGAGGCACGTATAAACGCATCTTCGTCATCTTTAAAAGGGTTAATAGCCTTACCGCTGTCAAACTTTTCGTTAAGCTTGTCCCGAACTGAGTCACGACATGAAAACAAAGTCGCTGAGTAAACGAGGGTCATAGTTGGAACTTTCGTTAAAAACCGTGTCACCAAACCTGACTCTAGCCATTCACGCGCCCACACAGACTCTTCAGTACCACGCACTGATTCCTCCAATAACTTACGTTCAGTTATTTTAGCTACGTCCCTATACACGTCACTGGGGGTGTCAGTAGGTGACACATTTGTAGCCGCTGCTCCTGCTGAATCCCGTAGCATTGCGCTGTATATCTGAAGACCGCTGTTGCAGGCATCAAGCGATACTGCAATGTGACTTACAAACCCATACCCCTCTCTGTGGAACGCTGCAATCTCGAAGCAAGCCGCCAAGAAATTCCAAGGGTCATCGGCATCTTTCCATGACGTATTGGTCAATGGGTCAGCGTCAATAGCATCAATTTCAGGGAGCATTTCTTCGATAATTCGTATACGTTCTGAGATAGGTTTCTTATCATGTCCACACACATTGGCTGCATGGTGGTAGAGCCACGTTAGTTCCTCATAAGTGTCAATAGGCGCACCTTTTGCAAACACCATTTGTGCCTTGATTACAGAACTACCCTGTGGACTCAAGAACTGGCTAATGGGGTACACACGGCCTCGGTAATCACACTGGTATATGAAGTGCAAAGCTGGGAAAACTTGGAACCTTTCTGCGACCTGTAAGCTACGTTCAAACGACACTTGTTTGCTGATATTAGACGTGTTCTTTTCGTGCAGTCCTTGGCATACTTTTTTGTATGCCCAAAGCACCTTTAACTCTTCCTCATCTAAGTCCCGTGTGCGTACATTTGGGAACGGGGATGGTGGCATTTCGATAGGGTTCATTGAAGGGATTCCACCCCACGACTGTCCACTTTCCCAACACTGCCTTTGAAGCTTTATTATACGCTTGTTAATCTTAAATGCTGTCTGCTGTAATGCGTTGATTCCATCAATCGTTTTCTGCATACAGGGGTCGCCCTCAAGTTCCTCAAGCAATGCCCTGTTGCGCGTTTTAATCATGTTGAATTTGCGAATCCACACGTTAGAATGTGTCACGTTGGAGGTCACAGTTTTCCAATTCTTTGGTGGTATAACGAAAGGTAGTGCTTCAGGGGTAAGCACCTCAGACACGGCATTAATATCCCTAATCCATGTTAGGATTTCTGGGGTAGCCTTAAGATAATTCGTAGTCTTTTTGTTACGAGTTCTGACTAATTGAATCTCAACCATGCCTGTTGTTTGCTTCACAATATCAATTAACTTTGAACCGATATGATAAAGTTCAGGCGTTGACCAAGTGTTGTACATCGTATTAGCCTTGTCTGCTGCTTTACGCATCGTTAGCTTTTTATGGTGACGTGAAGCCTTGCGTTTTGCTACGTAGTCCATCGTGCTTTTAAACCACAGTTTATTATTCTGCTGAAACTTGTCACCTAAATGCTGGTCATGGATTGACTGCCCGATTGCTACGCAGACTTGGGTGAGTGTTATAGATTTACTAATGCCATTTACGATAGTCTTGAGTGCTAGATACGAACACACTTCTAAGTCTAGGGTAGAAAGAATCTTAGCTGCTGTGGCGTGAACACCTGCATCACCATT